TTTCCGTTCCTGCTCGTCACTCCGAGATCCGTCAGCGTCCGGATGATCTCATCCACGTTTCTATCCTGTAGGAACAGGGTGTAGATAAGCCGGATGACATCTGCGTCCTTGTTGGGAACCAACTTCCCGTCCACGGAGTCGTAACCGAGGATACGATTATTCCCGAGGTTGTATTCGCCGCGCTTGAACCGTTCCTGGTACCCCCAGCGGATATTCTCTGAAATGCTTCGGCTCTCGTTCTCCGCGATTGCCGACATCAGGGAGAAGATAAAGGAGCTGGTGGGATCGTCCGTTCTGAGGTGCTCTTTCTCGAATTCAACCGTGACGTTCTTGAGCCGCAGCATATCCGTGTACTTCTTGCATTCTGCAACGTTTCTGGAAAAGCGGGAGACGCTCTTGCAGAGGATCCGGTCGATGTTTCCCGCCATAGCCTCTCCGATCATTTTCATGAACTCAGGCCGCTTCTCCGCACTTAAGCCTGAAAGACTATCTGCATACACACCCGCGAGTTCCCAGTCGGAACGGAGGCTGATAAGCTTTTTGTAGGCTTCTTGCTGCTCCTCCAAGCTATCCTCTTGCGTCTCCAGCTTTTTACTCACGCGGCAGTACACCGCGACCCGTACCTTCCTGTCCTCCTGATGTGCACGAATCCTTGTTATCCGCATGTCTTACGCCTCCCTCAGTCCCATCAGGTTCTTGTACTTGTTTTTCTTCTCCCCGCTCCTGATCCGGTCAAGAAAAGCGTTGTAGAAATTGGAATAGCTGGTGGGCTTAAATCCCTCACCAGCATACTCCATCTCCACGACGCTTGTCCCACCATCCTGCCAATGGATGGTCACTGTGTCTTCTCCCAGCTCGATGCTCTCAACATTGTCATCCAGCCAGTAGAAATCCACGTGTTCTTTCCGCTCACCGTACTTTCCCTCGTAGGCTTCGATCATAGCCGCGTCTAGGTTGTTCTGAATGAGCAGGTACTCTCCGCAGCCACCTTCGCCATAACAGCCCCAGCCGCCGTTTTGAATCTTGATTCCATCATAGTAGAAGTTGTTCAGGCTTCCATGCATCAAAGGCTTTCCGCAGTGCGGGCAGCGAAGCATCTCTCCGTAAGGATATGTGCAGTTCCCGTCCTTCACCTTTCGCATCGCCGTAATTTGCTGTGCCTGGTTGAAAATGTGCCGGTCGACAATGGCGGCGTGCGCGTTTTCTACACGGAATCTGGGAAGGTCGCCCCGGTTGCGAATCTGCTTGTGGGTAAGGTGGTTTTCAATGTAGGTCTTCTGCAAAACCACGTCGCCTGCGTACTTTTCGTTTTTAATCATCCGGTCGAGCTGGAGTCGTTTCCAGCAGTCTCCGGCGGGCGGCTTGACGCCTCTTGCAATCATGTCGTTCAAGATGCTCTGCGGCATCTCGCCATGTACATACCGTTCAAAAACTTCCCGCACAATCTCCGCTTCCTCCGGCTGTACCAGGAAGAGTTCATCGTCCGTATGGTAGAACCCGTAGAGCGGAACCTTGACCTCATCGCCCGCTTCAAATCGCTTCCGGATACCCCATTTGACGTTCTCGGAAATGCTCCGGCTCTCCTCCTGGGCGAAGGACGCCATGATAGTCAAAACCATTTCCGACAGGGAGTCCGCTGTGTCGATTCCCTCCTTGTCGAAGAAAAGCTGTACACCGTAGCTCTGCAGCTCCCGCACAGTCGTAAGAGCATCGACCGTGTTGCGGGCAAAGCGGCTGACGCTCTTGGTCAAAATGTAGTCGATCTTTCCGGCCTTGCAGTCCTCAATCATTTCCAGGAACTTGACCCTATGCTTCATGGAAGTCCCGCTCAGGCCTTCGTCCGCATAAACATTTATCAGATCCCAGTCCCCGTGCTGCGCGGCCCGGAAGCGGAACGCCTCCATCTGGTTTTCCAGGCTTTCGATCTGGGCATCTTTGTCCGTGCTCACACGGCAGTAGGCTGCGACGCGCTTTCTGGTTGCCGCCTTCGGCAGTTCAATCTTCGTTACTGTTCTTTGCACTATGCGCTCCTCCTTCTGTAGCTTATGAGGTCGCCCCTCTCCACGATCTCCTGCACCCGGTCAAAAAGCTCTGGCGCGACAATCGGTTCGTGGTGACCTGTTATGTAGAACCGATCCCGGTGTCCGTTGTTCCTGACCTGCTTTCCCGGAACAATACATACCGTTGCGTGGGTGAAGTAATCACCCTTGTAGGCAACGTTAGTCAACATGTATTTTACCCGAGCCTGGCTCCATTTCTCTTCGCCCATCGCTCCGAGCGCCTTCCGGATTTCCGTATATGATCTTCCCTGGGCTGCCATCTGGAAGGCCTTTCGTACCAGAGGCGCTTGTTCCTCGTTGATGATCCATTTGTGATCCCCGCCATTCTTGTAACCGTAGGAAATCTGGCCGAAGGGTCTGCCTTCAAGGGCGTACTGCTCATGAGCTTGTATCGCGTGCTGGCTAATGCTGTGGCTCTCTTCCTCCGCAATAGCGGCAAAAATGTTCAGGGCAAGGGCGCATTTTTCGTCCTGCGAATTCAAATTCTGTTCCTCGAAAATGATGTTCACACCGAGGGTTTTCAATTCCCTGATCATCTCTGCGCATTCCGCCATATTGCGTGCGAAGCGGGAAATGGACTTTGTAAGAATCAGTTTGATCTTACCCGCCCTGCAATCTTCCAGGAGGCGCTGCAGTCCAGGTCGACCGGATGTCTTCAATCCGCTCTTGCCCTTGTCGCCGTAAATACCTACAAGCTCCATGGAAGGATTGGAACTGATGAGGTCGGTGAAGTACTTCTCTTGCATCTCATAGGAGCCATCCTGTTCTTCTTTATCTGTACTGACGCGGCAGTAGGCTGCCGTTTTTATCTTCTCCATCGGATCCTCCTTTCCAGCGGCTTCCCGCAGTTTCCCTCCTTTAAGTGAGTCTATTCATCACTCTTATGGGCACACATAGCAACCGTTTTATCGAAGTTTCTACCTTATATAAGCGGGTCTTTTTTAACAAAGATTTCGGCAGAAATGTGCTCTGAAATCGTGTAGTATGGCCCGGAATTTTCAATGTAATAAAGCGAGAGGGAGCAGTTAAACTCCCTCTCAGATAGGTCAGATTCTCTTGGCATACGCGAGGCTGATCCAACCGTTGCGCTCCTTGGCGTAAGCCTTCAATAAGCCCCAGCCGTTCTCTTCATCCACGATGGTGTAAACACCCACAGGGATGTAACCATACGACGGATAGGAAGTGGATGGGCCTTTTCTGTAGTTCAGGTCAGTAATGGAAACCTTGACAAGATAAGGCGTAAAGGTCTCCGGCTGTAAACTCGGGTACACCTGGTTGCCGTTGTCATCGAAAGCCGCATAGCCTGGATTCGCGTCTACGCAGTTCTTCGCATTCTGGAATACTGTGAAGGCTCCGATCTGGCTTCCCTTGTCGCTCCAGCTTTTCCTTACCCGGTAATACTTCGTCGTAGTTACAGGCTGGCCAGGTGTCGCCGGAGACGTTCCCGTCCCGTCAGCATCATAAGCAGGACGGCCATAGCCGAGGATGCGGCTGTTGGAGAGCGCATAGCTTCTCCGAGCCACCTGGTCACTGGTGTTACCTTCGATGGTATAGACCTTGCTGCCGTCCACCTTCTCGACAATACCTGTATGAGTGCTGTTGTCGATACTCGTTCCAAAGAAAATCTGGTCACCAGGCTTCGGGCCGCTGGTATGGAACTGTCCCTTGTTCTTGTAATACCGCAGAGAATAAGTGCATCCGGCACCGGCGCTCTTCTCCGGCTGACAGGTCAGGCGCAATGCGTTCTCATAGCCAAAAGCGGTCAGGAAGCACCAGTCCACAAACATATCACACCAGGCATACCCGTTCTTTTTCCCGTTGTACCAGTTGGGATATTTCTGGTCGAAATCGCGGGCGTACTTGGTGTAGTTGGCAGACCCGGCGTTGGCAGTTTTATCGTCCAAGTTGGCGTTGCTGGCCTTTTCCTTGTAGCCCAGCTCTGCGACAGCCACAGCGATGAGCTTATCGGCGGTACAGCCGGTCTTATAATCCTGCGTATCTTCCACCGGGGTAGGCGGAGCGTCCATACCATATTTCTTGAGGAACTCCTCTCCGTAGGCTGCCCTCTTCTCCTGCGCCTTCTCGCTCTGATCGGCGGGACGCTCGAATTTCAGCAAGACGGCATCGGAAGCTTCCCGGACGGTTTTTGCCGTGGTCAGAGTCTTCCAGACGGAGGTGTACTCTTCCTTCATCATCTTGAGGAAGTGATCAACCTGCATATCCCGGTCGCCGATGGAAGTTCCTCTCTCCTTCGCATAGTTGAGCAGGCTTTCCTTGATCGACCAGAATGTGGCCTGGTACAGACCGTAGCCAGCTTTATCGTGAACGAAATTGGTATAGGAGCCGTTGTCCACTGCCGCCGTGTATTGCTCGTCCGTCATGCCAAGCGACTTCTCGTAGGTGTTCTGGAGATTGTTAGCGCGGAGGCTGCTCTCAGCCATAAAGTTCCCCATCACGCCAGCCACACCGAAGGGATTCTGAATAGCAGCATACAGTCGGTCCCAGATTTCCTTTTCGGTGTTAATGGCAATGGTCGGCTGGGGGATGGATGGCGTAGTATCAGCTGCAAGGATCGCCGCCACATCATTCCGCACCGTCTCCATGGTCACTCCATACTTCCGGCTCCAATGCTGGATATCACCGTGATTGGATCCCAACCCAAGAGAGTGGCTTCCCGTGTGGTCAATAATGGTAGGGACCTTTTGGCCTTTGTAGTCAATGGTGCCTTTCGGATCGATCCCGAACATCTTACACAGATAGGCTGTCATCTCGCAGGCTTCCTTGTAGACAGACTCCCAGTAGCTCCTGTTACTCAGTCCGTCCTCGCAGATCTCGAACTGGATATGCGTATCGTTGCAGCTTCCCTTGCTACCGGAACCACAGCCCCAAGGGCGGTAATCCCAAGGCATGGTCTGAACTGCCGCCACTGTCCCATCTGCAAGCTTTCCGATCCAGAAGTTCAACCCTGCCTGGCGGTCAATATGGTTCCAGTCATTGCTGTACTGGTTCTTTCCGAGGCGGCTCAACCATTCTGCTCTGTCAGCAGCATTGTCATCCGGCTGGACGTATCGTAAAGAACCAG